GTAGACTTTGCCACTATGCACTCTTGCGTGACTTAGCCATAGCTATTGCCATAGCTTGATCTTTGCTTTTTACTACAGCACCAGAGCCAGACTTGAGTTTTCCAGTCTTATATTCCTTCATAACCTGACGAACTGCACCATTCATAGTTTTCTTTTTCTTTGGTCTACCTACTTTTGAACCATATGTTCCTTTACCATAAGGCATACTATTCTCCTATACTGTTTGTGAATCGCCACCAAGCTTTGATTGCATACCTTGGTCGTCAGTTTGAGCAGTACCGAATCTTGCTTTTGCAAGTAATGCCCTTCTTCCTCGTTTCTTTACTGAAGCTAACTTAGCAGCTTCTTCTTCTGCCATAATTCTTTTTTCCTCATCTAGCTCTTTTCTTCTAGCTTCAGCTTCTAATTTTTGTTGCTCTAATTCTTTTTCTTGTGCTTTGATAGCAGCAGAGTTACTACCTCCACCACCACCACCTCCGAGAATACCACCCATAGTTATTTCCTCATCATGTAATAGTTAGCTTTGTCTGGACCATATCCTCTCAATATTCCTTCTTCAGTAAAGCCAAGAAATCTTGCCCAAGATACTGCCCTCTTATCTCGGATTCTAACCGTTATCTGTAGGCGATGCAATGCAAGGGATATCGGAACTATATCAATAAATCGCTTTGAGTATTTTGTAAGGGTGTAAGGTTTGTTTCTTATCTTATCATCTGCAATCATCCATGCTTCAGCTACCCCATTCCATATCGGAACGATACCAAAAACCATTACAGGATTTAAATGTAGAAAAACAGTAGCACAAAATCCAACTTCACTTTGCCACTCTAATCTTTCTCCGATATTAAGATATTGAGATTGAGCTACTAAATCTTGTTGGGTAATGTTCATTGCTTCATAATGAACTGAGCTAAATGGCATAAAGAATACACCATTAGGTTTTTTCTTATTTAATTCATCAAAGAGATGTGAATACATCAAAGTCTGTATTTGCTACAGTCTGAGCAATAAAGGTATTCTTATTCAATCCTGATCGTGTCATGCGTTTATGTTCCCCACCACCAAGCAGTAAGTAACCAAAAGCATCACCAATGTGCGAATGTTCATTCTTGTTAGGAGAATCTTTGAATCGTTCTTGACCAGCACCTATAGCTAGTCGTTTAAAGTGATATCCACCAGCAAGTGATTTACGAAGGAGTTTACATTCTCTTGAAATAATTAAACCTGGTTTACCTTCTACCAGTCTTAGCATTGGTGCAGCTGCTGCTTCTCGTCTAACCATAAATTTGTTAGAATGAGTAGGTTGTGCATTTAGACCTAGAGTTTTCAAATGGTCAAATGCTGTTACTTCATAGATAGCATCTCTAGCTAAACCAGCTGGATCACCCCATACCATCAGTTGAGCTTTAGGGAACTTCCCATTTAACTCAGCTAATAACTGATTACCAAACCTTTCCAATCCCATGTCAAAGGTTACGATTTCGTGTAGAACAATCCACCTACCATTGTTGAGTCTTTGCCCAATTACAGCTGCTGGTGTTAATCCGAAGTCCAGTCCTATTTGAATTGGAAGGTTAGGATCGTATTCTACATCACCTGACATTAACATATCATCGTACTCATGCCAAACAGGTTTCCCTTCTTGCACATAAGTATATTTACCTTCAGCATAGCATCGTACCCAATCTAAGTTCTTTCCACCTAGCATTTGCATATAGTAGCCAGATGGTAAGTTGTTGATATTTTCAGCAAGGGGGTTCAGCTTCCACCACCTCCCACTAGCAAAGATATGGTCGTTTGCTTCTGGGTTGTCTGGTAAGACATCTGGTGGCACTTCAACAACTCCCCCTGGTTGTTCAAAAAACTTCCATCCAAATTTTCCTGTTAGCTTTTCTTTCTTGGCTAACCTAAACCACCAATGGTCATCATCCATTGGGTTAGTATCCATCCATATTCCATACCATGTTGGTCCACCATCTCTTTTCGTTGGATATCTACCAACACGATGTGTTAGTCCATCAATCACAGCTTTAGGCAACTCTCTTGCTTCGTTTACCCACGCACCTGTGAGTTCAAGAGATAAAAGTTTTCTAACATCTTTGGGCTGGTCCAATGCTAAGAATATAACTTCGCAGTCTATTCCATGGGCATCACCTCTACTTGGTAGGCGAATGTGATGTGAAATGGGTGGTGTCCAATGCATCGGACCAAAAACATTTTCAGGGAATATCTCTTGCCATGTCTTAATGGTCGTTGTTTTTAATTCAGGATATGAGTTTCTAACTATTACAAAACGAGAATACTTAATACCATCAATAGGAGATGGCTTTTGTCTGACAGCTCTCATCATGATCTCAGCTGCACACGCATAGGATTTACCACTACCTACTGGTCCTACCACCCCTCGTACAAAGTTATTGGATCGAAGAAACTTCCAGATAACAGGGGAAGTAGAAAAGTCTAGGTTTAATCCACCTATGTCACCAGGTGCAGTTTTTTCTGCCTTCGATTTCAATTAGTTTCTCCAAGTAATGTTTTGCTTTCTCAAGATCATCTATGCCACCTTTTGACTTATAGCGACAAATGTATTTTATAATATTTCCTTCACAATAAGGTAGTTTATTTTCAATAATAAAATCCCATGGTTGCATAGTCATGGTCTTATAATGATCCCCTTTGACTTGCTTAGTATTGCTCATCTCTGCCATAACAAATCTTCCAACATCTATAACAATATCCTTTTTCTTTAGCAGCACCAATACATGGCTCTATATGACTAATCTTTGATTTACATCTATTACATAACTTGATGCCAAGAGTTTCATCTAAAATCTTTTCCACTTGGCTTGTTGATGGTTGATACAAAACACTTTTACTTTTCGTCATTGTCTATTACCTCTGGTGCTTTTACATTAATACCAATTACACTTGGCTTATCTTCATTCTCAGGACTATCAAGTAAACCAGATGCTTTAGCAAGTAGACGAAGCACTTGTACTTTGTCAAAGAACTCTAGCTCAAGTGTTTCATTGCCATCTTTATCTCGTCTAATCTTAATATTCTTTATAGCACGAAGTGCGTGTTCTGGTATCTTACTTGATGCTTTGATGACAACTTTGTTGTTCTCATCCCACGACATCACATCAGTAATCTTGGTATTTGCCATACAGAGTAACTCATAAGCGACAGCTTCTCTATTGTGAATCAAAGTATTGGATCGCTTGAGTTTACTTTGAATAGAACGCACACCACCCCAGTTCTTTAAACTAGGTATGTGATTAGGACTCTTTGTTTTTTTTGTCATGCTCTGCTAAATATATTCTCTGTAATTCATCTCGTATAAGCTTCTCTCTATCTCTGCCATGTAACTCCCTTATCCTGTATAGGTGATCTCGTCTTTCCTTGCCATTTTTAAATCGAATAAATAAATCTTTAGCATAGGTATATGTTTTATATTCCTCACTCCACGACCTCATACTCTTGCCATAGCTTGTCTTCTTTATAATCTCGTAAATGCTCTGCAATTTCCCTATAGGTGGCTGCTCTTTCTCCATATCGCTTTATCTCCGAATCATATGATGCACTAAACATAGTCAACATAAACACAAACATCAATCCACTTAATATCAGTAAAAGTATGTGAAATATATCTAATTCAAAGTTATCTATATCATCCAATATCTTTTCTAGTATTCGCATGGTTTCTCCTCTCCATTTCTCTAGCAGCACAAGTCTTACACTTCCATCGTGCAATCCTTCCACTTCTAAAAACCACACCACCATCTATTGATCTTCTTTTCTGACAGTTGGTGCAGAACTTTTGCTTGGTTACATTTTCTTCAGCTCGTCTTGCCTTATCATAAGTTTCATTACCCATCAATATTATCCCTTAACACTTGTATCATCAAGTCATGTGGTATAATCCATCTCCACTTCTGTCCATTGCGTCTGTAAGCTACCACTCCAAACTCTCCAACTTCAGCACACTTCTCCACTTGTTCCATCCACTTATCAGGTTGCAGCTTCTCTCGTCTTTTTACTTCTATACGAAACTTGCCAATCTGCATATCATCTCCACCTTCTCTTGCTTGGTCGAGTTTACGATTGACTTTGATATTGAGTTCCTCAGATAGAATCTTTGCGAGTTCTCTTTCTCCAGCTGCACCCTTGGTTCGTGAATTAATCATCTTGTCGATCCATACATCATTTTGTCGATCTTGTCATTGACTGTTCTATGCTTCTCACTCAAATACTCATTGATGTGTAAATCTATAATGCGTGACATAGATAGTCCAGTCTTATCCTTTTCTTTTTCCAACAAAGCCTTGGTTTCAGGTCTAAGTCGTACCAGTAGAGCTTCCATATAACTTCTCTCTTTCCTCATTGGTTAAATCATCATCTGATCCAGGTTCTCTCACAAAGAACTTGCATCCCCTTTTTACTTCTCGTTTATGTAAATTGCAAAACACAACACCTTCTGGTTTATCTGTAGAAAAATGCTGACAGTAATAACATTTTTGTTTCATAGCATATCTGTATTGTAGACAAATAAATTCAAGTACATTTGCTGGTTTCTGCCAAAATCCTGTGCGTCACATCCATTATCTTTGTACAATTTTGCAATATACTTAATATACTTTTTAGCATCAAAATTCTCTGGATAGACAATATCCCAAGTATTATTTATTTTCTTTATAAAAGGTGTCAATCCATAAAGAAGTGGTAATACAATGCTTAACTTAATTTCTATAGTATTATCCTTTTCGTTATAGCTTCCCAGCTTATAATAATTTTCATGCCTGTTTCGCACCTTAACCCACTCTGGCATTGTTGACCATTTCTTGAACTCTCGCCAAGCAACACCACAAAAGCTGTTATAAAACTCAAAGAGCTCTGGATTGTCTTTTCCATTATTATCTACCATCTTCTGATACTCAGTAACATTAGATTTTCTATTACGATAGGCTTGGTCTGGTGCATCTCTTAACTTTGGATTCAGCTTATGAGGACACATAATTTTTACAACTTGAATGAGCTTCTCGGTTGAAATAGCTTTTTGCGTTTCACTCTTTTGTATATCAGCATCTTTACCTAAAATCTTTTTAACACCATCTTCTAAATAATCAAAGTATCCTTGTTTCCCTAACTTAGAGATGGACTGTACATTGACTGAATTATTTCTGGAAATAGCAATATCAATGCGTTGTCGATCATTCTTTTCTACGATGAGCTCAACTCGTACTTCTGTTTTTCGAGCTGCTATATCATCTGGAGTTTCCTCTATATAATCTTTAATAAGCTGTTGCGTTTGAGCACCATTGACAAGCGATGCGTTCCTCAAAAATACAGCAGTACCATTTACTTTCAAAGAGTCACACAGCACAGTAAAGCCACTATGTTTTTGAATAAACCTTTGTTTATTATCTTTAAAAGAGCTGATAATATCTCGGTGCACTCTATTTACTTTTTTTGCTGACTCACGATTGGAATATCCAATCCTCAAGTTTTCTTGTATATTAATATCCAAAACATTCTCAACAGTTGTTATGACAGTATAATGCGAAGAACCATTCCTAGCTTCAGTCTGGCTCGTTGTATCAGATACTTTCCTAACATCGTTGATTGTATAAATAAATTCTTCTTGTTTTAATTTCAATTCCATATCTTTCCCCTTTTTGTTGAATGTCGAAAAATCGAAAAACCCTAGTATAGGGTTTCTATTTCGACACATTAGAATGGTAAGTCATCTGCCATCTCATCGACACTCTTCGGTGCTGGTTGATGTGATGGATGTACTGGTGCATTAGGTTGATCAGCTACCTCATTACCTATCTTTACAGAAAAGAACTTAGTTCCAGCCTTAGATGTCTTTACAGTAATATCAAGATAATACAACTTGTTGTCGTGACACATGATCTTTCCTCTGTAATCAGAGTGCCAATCCTCTACCTTCTTGTCGTTCTTAAATGCTGCACCATATCCAGCTTTGTGTTCGTATGCCATAAGTGTTTCCCCTATAAGTTATTGTTAATATCACTATGATATATGATATCATTTTACTTTTCAAGGGATTATTGGAAAAAATTTATGTGTGGGACATATACGATAAGGGTGACTGGCACCCCCCAAACATATGCTTTTTTTTCTGCGAATGAAAGCCAACATGCTCACAAATAAAATAAAATGAAAACATACGCAGACATTACACCTTTTTAAATGCCCTTCTAGCTACACAAAGACGCACCCCCTTGGCTTTGT